ATATTCGCCATTAATGATATTACTTTTCTGACTTATTAGCAACTTAAATGACTGCCCGGAAATAGGATTGTTTGTGTTATAAAGAAATTGGCTGTATTCCGGCGTCGCTTCATGCGTTATTCCGGGCGCAAATTCTTTTAATAGCACATTGATACATGACGACAATGTAAACGCATCACGCAAAGTATATGCTTTTCGGGCTTTTTCCTCTAATATCCAATCCATCAGATAAAACCCAAACCATAACGACGCATAACGCCACGTTGACCGGGCGATTGGATAAAACGTTTGTCCATATATGGAATAAGGCGGCGCAAAATACTTTCCACTGTCGGCTAATCCCCACTCGGTCGGCGTATCTGAAAAATTATTAGATATAAATGCCACGTCGATTGCGTAACCAATTGCCCGGCGGTAATTTCTATTATTATCTACAATATCATCGGACGACAACGGGTATGTATCTAAATCGTCTATTTTATCAACATCAACCAAATATCGGGCGTATATATTATAACTTTTCATATCGGCGTGCATCGTACCCGTTGCTCCGGAACCCTCAACGGCGGTTAAATCAAATTCCAACGTATCAAAAGGTTTTTGCGTTGTCTTTGTATACCGGAACATTGCCACATCATCAGAACGGCGGCGTATCTCAACACCTGCTAGCCCAATAGGTAGCCCACCCGCAACTCGTTTTTGTGCAATATGGATATAATAATTTACATTTAATTCCGGGTATAAATCTCCCATAAATTCATCAGGACTTACACCCGTCGACATCCGCCCAGTATAAAGCCCGGATATTACCGCCGGGGAACCTTGCGACGTAATTTGTATTTCTTTCAAAATATTACATAGTGCAAAATGATAGGTTTGTATTAATGCGTTTTGGTCAGTCGTGGCGTTTGCGTCTTGTTCCCAATTCGTGCCGCCCAAAAAGCACGAAACAATACTATCTCCGGGAACGTATATTTGTATCAATGGGCGTTTTCTTATTGTAAGAAATTCGATTTGTGGGGCTAACTCAATTAAATTGTATTCCTTTTCCAATCCTGCCAAAACGTCGTTGTATTGGTCTATTGTTTCCGGCTGTACCGTAACCAATTTATCATCATCATTAAACGTACAATCCGTTTTCATAAACTTTGCTTTATAGTATTGATTGTATGTTTGTCCCCAATCATCGCTTTTTTCGATATATAGGAAAAATTCAGAATCAAACGGGGCGTTATTGATAATATCGTAATCAGCACGGACAAAATTTATTTTACCGGACAATTTAGCCCGGTAAAACCTTTGATTTGTTTCCAACTCATAATCCAACGTTAAATCATCCTTATAATTGGGGCAGACGGTTTGTTTGGTTCCGTCCTCCCCTATCTGCAAAAAGAATCTATATTTTGGTGTCATAGTCTTTTTATTTTACGTTTCAAATTCTTGTAACTTTCAATCGTATTTCCGTCGCCATCCACGTAAACCCGTCGTCGGTTCTGTTCCTTAATTTCCCTTACATCATCCGACAAATTGCGTAAATCCGGGCTTTGTCCGGTAACGTTTAACGTCAAACCGTCGCCGTCTGAATAGGATTTTAAATACTTATGTGCAAACGTACCATTGTTTAGCGAATTGATAACGTCCGGTATTATCTTTCTGAAACGGCGTGAACTTCGTTTATTTATCACGGCGAAAAATTCGCCTCCCTCGGCACGCCGGCGGGTTCCGTCCGGTTTCGTTCCTAAATCAATATCATTTCCGCTTTGGTGCGAACCGCCCTCCAAAAGTTCAACGGTACCGTCGCCGTATGTTTCCGTTCCTCCGGTTCCTCCGGTTCCTCCGGTCTGTTTTGCCAATTGCGCCGCCTTGATTTTAGACGCTGCAAAACTCGCCCACATTACGGCAATTGCAGGTATTGCAAACGGGAAACCTAATTGCGACCATATCAACGCCGTTGCTGTTACCATGTTTCCGATTTGCTGCAATGTTTGTATTGCTGCCTGCTGTTTTTGCGCTTTCTGTTGTTCTTTCAACGCTTTTTCTTGGTTTTTCTTTGCCAAATCCAACTCCTTTTGCGCTTGTACAACATTATTGGCGTACCCGTTTGCCCTTGCTTCCAATTCTGCATCCAACGCCGATTGTGCGGCGGAAACCTCTTTATCCGCTTGCTCAACGGCTGCATCTGCTGCGGCAACACGTGCCGCCGTGAATGTATTTAACGCATCCAATGCGTATTGCATAGACGTATTAATTGCCTCTTTTTGGTCGTCGTCCAAATTAAGCCCAAACAAACCGTAAATGTCTGTTCCTCGTTCCTCCCCTTTGGATTGCTCAATTTCTTGGTCTATTTTTTTAATAGTGTTTTGAATTGTTTGTACCTCAACATCAGACAATTTATTGGCGGCTTGCTGATTTAATTCTAAAACCTTTTGCAAACGTTCCTTTTCTGCTTGCAAACGGAATTGAGTTTTCCGGGCTTCTGAATTTCTCAACAAATCAAACTCCGATTGTGCCAACGCTTGTTGTTGGTCGAATATCTGTAATTGCGCTTGCAAATATTCGTCCGCAATTCCGGCTCCCTTTGCGTCAAAACTTGCATTAATCGCCCCGGCGTCTTGCTGTTGCCCGGTCGGTTTCTGTTGGTTCTGTAATAATGCGGTTTGTCTTTCGTTTTCCAACAACTGCATCCGCAATTGTCTTTCCTGCTCGCTTCCCTTTTTGACTGCTTGCAAACGTAATTCAATGCTTTCTTTCTGCAACGCCAATTCCTGCAATTGTCGGTCTTGTTCGATTTTCAATAATGCCTCGGTTTGTTGCTGTTCCAACGCCGTAATTGTGGCGTTTATCGCTTGGCGTCCGGTTTCGTTCAAATCCTTTTCGGTCTGCAATTGGTGTTGTAAATCCTCAATTTGGCGGGAATACTGATATTGCGTTTGTTGGCGACGCTTTGCCCATTCGTCGGTTTCCAACTGCAATTGTGCATCCTGCAATTTTCGGGTTGCTTCCAAATTCTTTTTATATGCCGCCTCAATTTGTTTTGCTTGCTGTTCTGCTGCCTTTTCCGCATCGCTTTTACCCCTCGGCGTTACGGTTGGGTTCTGTGTTGTTACGGGTTTGTTCCCGGTCGGTTCTTTTGGCGTATCTCCTACGGAAACGGGGATTGTTATCGGCTTTATTTTCTTTTGCATATCATCCAACCCCTCTTTGAAATTTTGGGTAATGTCCTTTACTTGTGCTTTTACCAAATTTCCGTATGCGGCTGCATAATCTGACAACCCTTTTTTAACGTCGTCAAAATCCAACGTAAACGCTCCCTTTAATGCGGTTCCGGTTGCTTTGACAATATCAATAAAGAATCCAAACAAATTTCCCAACGTGTCAAATGTGGTTTTAAATCCGGCAACTATACCGTTCCAAATGGCACGTATCAAAACACTTTCATTGTGCAACTCAATAAAGTAATTGACAACATCAATAACCCCTTTTATTATCGCCGTCAATCCTTGGTTAACAAAAACTTTTGCCTGCGTTGTCAACGTTTCAAAATTCCATCCGGTTGCGTCAAACAACCCGGATAATGCGTTTTGCAACTCAATTTGGCTTTGCAATTGTTCCTCCTGCAATTGCGCCAAAACTCCGGCTTTCCCTTTTACTTCATCCATGTTTGTTGAAATATCTTTCAACGTGCGCAAATACTGCAATCCGGCGTCCTCTCCGGGCCCCCCGAATATATCTGCAATTGCAGCCCCGACCGTTGCCGCATTATCCGGCAATTCTGCCAATTTTGCGGAAACGTCTTGTATAACATCGAACGTTGTTTTGGTTCCGGTCTGCAAATCTTTTTGAACTTGTTCCGACGAAATACCGATACCGTCCAAAGCCGCCGCCGTCGCCGTCGTCATTTCACGCAAACGCAAATTTGCCTCCTTAATTGCGTCAACGCCTTTGTCTGAAAAGATACCCATTTTGTTTGTTTGGGTAACAATTGCAACAAATTGGTCTGCTGATATTCCCGCCTCTTTGAAATATGCCGGGTATTCTTTCAACGTGTCTAAAAATTCCCCGTTCGCATCGCCTCCGGCTAAAAACCCATCCTTAACCAATTGCAATGCCTCATTTGCAGAAATACCAAATTGTTTTGATAATGCGTTTGTTGCAATCAATGTTTCCCGGAAATCTGCGTTGAATGAATCGGCGACGGCTTGCACCTCATTTCTAAACGCTTTCAAATCATCGCCACTTTTCCCGGTAAATTGTTGCGTCAATCTCGTTGCCTCAACTAACCCGGCGTTATAATCGTACCACCATTTAAACGCCGCACCCGCCGCCGTAATTCCGGCAATCGCCAAAAAAACCGGGTTTGAAAGTAATCCCAACAAAGTTTTTCCCAATGCTTTTGCCCCGTCGCCAATAGCTGTAAAAACGGCTTTACTTTCAGCCCCGCCACGTCCTAACGCCAAAAGACTTTCGCCAAATGCGCTATTTAAACCTAACGTTTCTTTTAATTTGTCGCCATACGCAATTATTGCGTCGGACGCCTCCGTATAATTTCCGACGTTCAATTGAAATTTTCCGGTTGCCTCCTGCAAACGTTTCATTTCTTCGTATATTTCTTTGGTTTGTGCAACCAATTTTCGCCCCTCCTCGGTGTTTTCCCGTTCGGCTTTAGTCATGTTGTTTAAATAAATCTTATTCAATGAATATTGCGCCGATAAACGGTTATAACTACCCTCGGCGGATTGATTTATTTTCACAATCAGTTTATTAATTTGGTTCGCTTCCTGCTGTGCCAATTTTAACTCGGCCAACTTTTTGGCGTTCTCGCTTTCTGCAAACGCCAAATCACGTTGCGCACGTGCCAAACGTTCCGCATCGTCTGCGGCTTTTTTGGTTGTCTTTCGCCCGTCCTCCGTTGCGCCGGAAACCTTTTTCAGAATCTCCGCCAATTGTATTGCTTCGGCTTTGATATTTTTCAGCGCATTTGTATATGTGTCCGAAAGTTCATCCAATTGTTTTATCAAATCTGTAATCGAATTATCCGGGCTTATTAAATCCGAATATTTGATTGGGTTGTTATTATCTGCCATACGCCGATTGTTAAGTTATTTACGGGAAATTCCCCGTCTGTTGCATTTTCTTTTCTCAAACGTGTAATTTATCGCCTAAAAATAAAAACGCCGGGAATCGCCTTATTTTACCTTTTTTTGCTTGTTTGCTTTTTTGGCTTGTTCTTTGATATACTCAAATGCGTTGTAATATTCCAAAACGGTAAATTTCTTTGGGTCAACATGCAAATTTTGGGACAATATCAAACACATATTTTCAAATTGTCTGTCATGCCTAATTTCCACGCTTTCCGACCCGGTAAACGTCTGCGGGTTGAAATAGGTTATCAACTCCGCCGTAATGTCGTCAATCTCTTTTGCGTCCGCCTCGGTTGCCCGACCGTCTATTATTGTGCGTAATACAACAATCGTTCTTTGTTTCAATTTATCGTAATACTCTTTCAATGTCGCATCATCGAACAACCGGGGAAAATACAAACGCAATTCATCGTCTATTTTTTTTTTAACCGCTTCCAAATGGGCGGTTATCTCTGAATTTGCAACGTCTTTAAAAAGACTCATTGTTTGTTGCAATCCATCATCTGACAAATCATTTCGGGGTTTACCATTTATTGATTTAACCAACACGGCAAAAGCCAAATGCCGGGGGGAAACCTCGGATTGAATGAAATATATGTTTTGGCGCATATTTTCCAACTCAACGGTTGCCATGTTTGGCGTTGGGCTGTTCAAATAACGTATTACCTTTTCAATATGTCGGTCAAAATCCGATAAATCAGAACCAACCCCGGCGTCAACCAAAAGCATTTTGTTATACTTGTGGAAACGCAACATCGGCAATTCGTCTATACTATCATACAACTCAACGTTCATTCCTTTTATTTGTACATTCTTCATAATAAAACACGTGTTATCATTGTACTACAAAAGGGAACGCCCAAAAATGCGGGGTTCCCGGTAAATATCAACGCAAAGAAACAAATCAAAACGCACGCCCACCACGACAAACAGAAATCGCAATTAAACATCTTTGAAAAGAAATCGTTCCCGTGAATCTGTACCCATTCAATGACGCCCCATTTGCGTAATAACGTCAGCACAAAAGCCGCTATTAATGCGACAACAATAATGTTATAAATAAAATGTTCCATATACTACAATTTACATGTTTCTCCAATACTCAATTCGCCCTCAAACCGGAATCCGCCGAACGGGTGCATTAAAAATTGGTTTTCTATTTCATCCAACGAAAAGCCCCTGTAAATGTTTTCCGCCAATTCGTACACTTTGTTTATTCTGTAACTTCCATTTCTCACCAAAAAACCGCCGTTCAAAACGTCCAATATTTGCCGCTTCAAATCCTCTTTGTTGCGTGTGCTTGCATCGTTGTATATCTTTCTGTAATCAAACCAAAAGATAATCGAAAACGCCGTTTTTATGCCAATATCAACGCCGGGTTCCCAACTTATGTTTTGCGGGTCGTCAACCCCAAAAAAACAGAAATTACCAATATTTGCATCCGGGGTTACTTCTATATAATCGTTTCGCCCTACATAAACGCACGGGGTAAAATAACGTTTCCGGTTCCCGTCATATTTAACAAGTCTTTCAGCCCGTCCAAATGCTTTGTCCAACCACGGTAAATTATCAACCAATCCGGTTTGTATATTTCCAATGATTCTGTCTAATAATTCCGGGTTCGCAATTACCGGGGCTTTGTTATTCGCTGCCATATATCGTTTTTTTTGCCTCTGTTATTAAATCCGGGAAAATATAATGCCATATAAGGATTTTAATATTTTCGTCCGTTAAACCTAAAATTTGGCGTCCATACTTTTTTATTAATTCCTCGGTTTTCCAATCCGCCGCCTTAATTTCAAATTGTTTGTCGCCAACTTCCAAATAAAAGCTACTTTGAAAATCGCCCTCATCCCTTAACGTTACCCGGTTTGTAGGCTGTCCCTTTGCCTCTTTGATTGCAATTGTTACCGGGCTATACGGGGCGTAATCCATGATTGAAACGCCCAAACGGTTAACGCCTTGTTCAAACAATTGTTCCTCGGCGTTCATATCTATTATATACGCCTCGTTGTCCCATATTATTTTTTGCACTAACCGCCCGGACGTTAATTCATCGTTGAATTTAACGACCCGTTTTAATAAGTCGTCAATTTTTCCCATATCACTAAATAAGAATACCGCACGTTCTCAATGCTGCCAATAGTGCATTGAATTTAGCTATTACGGCGGCTAACTCTTCACTTCCGCCCAAATTAGCAATATCTGCCGCCGCTTTTACGCCTCCAATAGCTTGTTTTGTGGCTGCGGTCAAAACTGCATCCTTTCCCGGTGCGCCCGGTGTTCCGGGTGTACCCGGTTGCCCTTTCAGATTCTTAAAAGCAAAAGCAAATGTTCTTGCGCTTGCGGTGCCGCCCAATGATACCGTTACTTCCGGGGTTCCGGTGTTTGCATCCACGGTTGCGGTTGCTCCGGTAATTGTCGCATTAACCCCGGGACGACCGGGCGCTCCCGGCGTGCTTGACTTAAATAGATAATAATGCAACAATTTTGCCAAATCCGTTTGCCCTTTTGACGCCAAATGCGAATCAATAACTCTCATTGCATTTTCAATTGTCATTCCTTGAATTGTCAGCGTTTGCCCGCTGCTTTCCTGCCTGTCGTTGTACACTTTAATAACAATATCGTTGTTCATGTACTTATCTTTTGCGGCTGACAAATCTAACATTACAATACCGCTTTGTGGAATTGCTTTTTCAACGTTTGTTGAATCAATGGTTACTTTTGCTTTTGGCGACGGATATTCTGCGCCGTCGTCGTCAACAATATTTGCAACGACCAAAATTTGCGGCAATTTCCCGGAAATGCTCGACCATGATTCAGTAATTGCAATATCATTTTTCAACTTATCATAAGTGTATTGCGCATCAATAACATACGCTTGAAATTCTCTTACTCTCATAATTCTACAATTTTTGTTTTAAATTATATACAACTTTTTTTTGAAATTATATATTAAACAGTTCTGTACCTAACGCCATGATTGTTACAACTCAAACAAATGCGGTCTAATCCTTGCGTATCTAACCGCAAAGCCTCATACGCTTTTTTAAGGTCATAACCCAACCCGCCGGGACGAACCCCGGACGTATTGCCGTCCAACTCATACAGAATATCGGTGCGGCTTGCATTTGACTGATTGCGGTTAACCCTAACGTTGGGATTCATTGCTAACGTTCGCAAACCTATTGCCGCAACCTGCCTTTGAATAACGGTTTGGAACATCTGCCGTTGCGAAATAATAAAGTCGGTCAAATCGCAACCAACCGTTATTTCGCAATTTAGCCCGTAATTGTGGGTATTTGTGTACATAGTATAAGCCACGTCCCATAATTCCGGGTATTGCTCGAATGTTTCCGGGGCGTCAACCTTAAACGGGGAAACCTGCAAATACTTTGTCATTTCTCGCCATGTTTCGACGGAACCAATGTTGCACGTTCCGCACGGCTCCCGGCTCCAATCCTTAGATACGTTTATTGCTTCCATCCCGGCGGGTAATTCGTCTTGATTATAGCAAAGAAACCATGAACCCCCGGCGTTGTTTGCGTCGCTGATATACGGCAAATAACAATCGGTCAACGGGAACCATTGAAAGCCGCCATTTGTAACGGTAAAATCCAAATCGAATGTTTTTACCGGGTCAATCTGCGACGAATGAAATAAATACATTCTTACCTTTCCGGTCGCTCCGGTCATTTGTAGCCCGATTTTCTCAATTTTGGTTGTTACCCCCATACTACGAACCGGAACAATTTCAAATCCTACTAATTTATGGGTATTTTGAATTGTAGCCCGGATTCTGCCGGAACCATCAAAAAACGTTTTTCTTTCTAATAAATTGCGGGTTTCCTTTTCCAACTGCTTAATCTGTGTAAACGTCTGAACAACGGTTGCAATTCCGTTTAATGTCAGTCTTTCCAAAAAGTCAGAAAAAATGTTGTATGGTCGCCAATACGGGTTTCCGTAATCGTCCCGGCTGTAATCTTCGTTAAAATCGCTCGCCGTCGGTTCCTGCCCGGTATTATCTATTTTAGCAATCCAAAATATATTGTTATGCTTTACTTTTTGCCCGGCTTTATACGGCAAAATCAAATTCCATTCCGGATATTGTAGCCCCCAATCGTCCGGCATTATTGCCTGCATATTATCCAACGTCAAAAGCGGGTGCGCACCTTGAAAGTACAACCCGCTTTCGGTCTGTGTCAAATGTTCATCAATGAATGTTTTCGGGTTGTATGATTGTTCCCAACCTAAGACGTTCAATAATGCTGCTTGTATGTCTTTTATTCGATACATAATGCAAATAAAAAAAGGGACGGGGGAAAACCCCGCCCCCGGTTATACAATCCTTTTACCTTATGTTATGCGCCGGGAAATGCTGCGGCGTTGGTAACATATACAGGCATACCCAAAGGTTCGTTTTCCGCACGTGCTGCAATCTGCGCTTTGATAATCGGATTTGCAACGGTTGTTGGGTTGCTGTTGTAAGCAATTACAAACGCAACGTCTGCGCTAAATCCAAAATATTCTTTCACGTTGCACGTCATATCGGCACTCGCTGCGCCTGCTGTCTGTGACTGGTCGCCAACTGCTGTGTAATAGTGCGAACCAACGGGCAAATCAATGTACGGCAAACGTACAACGTCCCATTCGTGGAAATTCGCACGGGTGCGGTTCAACGCCTCACGGTCAACACGTGTTAAAACGCCAACGTTACCATCCTCTACGGCAAAGAATGTGCCGTTTTTGCTAGCTTCATTTACGACGTTGTTTGTATAATGGAACACTTTATTTTCGTATTCCATACGCTTGTTTACGTCGTTATAAATACCGTGCTGTGCCAATTTTTTAATAAGGCTGTCAATTCCGGCGTTACCTACGACGTGAACCAAACCCGGATAACAATTTGCACGCATAATCGGGTTAATATCGCCCATAATTTCGGTTGCAATCTGCGTTGGAACCTCAATAACGTTGGCGGTGAATTTGTAATTCAACTTGTCTTTCAATACTTGGGTTTTTCCTGCCTCCAACGCTGCAACGGCTGCTTGGTCTAACGAATTTGCAAACGCTCTGCAAACCTTTTCCATTTTGCGGTTGAAATCGTGGTCATACGAAATTTCGTTGTTCATATACAACGTTGGCACCATTGTAAAGCCGACGGAATATGTCGCCCAAACCACGGTATAAAGTGCGGACGTGTTTTCATCGTCCGGGATAACACACGTACGAACGTTGCTAACCGTAACGTCGCCATCGTAATTGATAACCGGAACTTGTACCGTATTTCCGATTGAGGCAAACGCACGTTCACGCAATTTCGGGGACAAAATGGAATTTCCGGCGTTGGTCTGTTCAATGAAAAAATCCAATGCACCATACTCGCACGGGCGGGTCATATTACGGTCTAACTCTGGGTTTTCTACTCGCCAATTCTGTAATCTTGTTGCAATTAAACTCATAGTCTTTTTATTTTAATTTGTTATTAAATGCGGGTTTACCCATTACCCGGTTATTTCTCCGGCAATTTGTTAATACTATTTTCCTGCCAAACCTTTCTCATATCTTCGTCAAACTCTTTGGAACCTACCGTTTTACCTTGCGCCATCAATTGTTTTGTAATAAGTTCGTACGCCTCTGATTGCGTTTTGGCTCCGCTTACGTCCAATGTAATTCCGCCGCCTCCGGCACCGCCTGCGGGCTTATTTGTGCCGCCTCCTGGCTGTTGTCTTTGCTGATCCAATACTCCCATCGTTTCCAATTCTTTTGTCAGCAACTCGGCGGGCGTGAATGGGTTCAACTGATTGTTTGGATTGCGCATAATTGCGCCGCTTGCATCTTTGAACGCCAAAACCTTTCCGCCGTTTCCGTCGTCTATATATTCCGGGTTCATGCCTTTTACTTTTTCGGTCGCCTGCGTCAAAATAACCTTTGTTACGCTTTCCGGAAATCCTGCTTTGAATTTAAGCCCGGCGGCGGCTGTCTGCAATGCGTTGTCAATTCTTACTCCGAACAATTCTTTTTCGTGGTTTGCCTTTTCTGCCTCATACTTGGTTGTCAAATCGGTAAACTGCGTTGTCACGTTCTGCAAATCTGCTTTTGCCTGCTTCAATGCTTTCACGGTTTCCGCATCTGCCGCACCATCGGCAATTGCCTTTTCTAAACGGGCTCTTTCCTTGGTCAATGAATCAATCTGCGATTGCAGGCCGGTTGCGCCATCGGCTTTTGTTTTCATTTCCCCCATTACACGTTTTGCGTAATCATACGTTTTTTCGGTTCCATTTTTAGCGATACCGGAAACCGCCAAAATATCGGCATCCAAAGCCCCGTAAATTTCGCCCGTTTTCTTGGCAATAACGCTGTTTTCGTCATTCTGCGATAATGCTGTTATCGCTGTAATCTGTTCGTCAGACAATCCCGACAAAGCCGCATTTGCAACTAAAATTTCTCTCGTTAACATAATATTCTTACCCTTTGAATTAATTAAGTGCGATTGCTTCTACTTCTCCGCTGTTTGCGTTAATAATATCAATTGTGTATTTTGGGGAATCCCCGGTTGTGTCAACCAACCAACTAACAACACGTGCATGGCTGATTTTCTTTTCAACCTCTTTTGTTACCAAAATGACGTCGGTAATTGTTCCGCCCTTAATACAATTAATCAACTTTTTCTTTGTGTCGCCGTCCAATGCTGCGGCGGTTGTGGCTACTTCAATAACCAAATTGTTTTGCTGTGCAATCTGTGCCATATTCGTAATTTTTAATGGTTAAACATTCTCGTTGTTTTCCGGGCTATCGCCTGCCGCTTCCTCTGCTTCTGCTGTTTTTTCGGCTTTCGGCTTTCTTCCGGGTTTCTTTGGTTCTGCTGGGATAACTCCGGCGGCTGTCAGTTCTGCAATAATTTCGGCTTTCATTTGTTCACGTTCTGCCGCCTTTGCTTCTGCTGCCGCCTTTGCTGCTGCTTCTGCCTTTGCTCGTTTGCTGGCTTCAATCTTTTCTTTGTTCGCTGCCTCCCAAACGTTCGGGTCGTGCATAATGTCAACTTTATAACCCATTTTTCGCAAATTGTGCAATCCGAATGTTTCAAAGAACTTTTTTCCGAAAACCTGCATACGTGGTCGTGAAATTCTTTCGCCCGTTTCTTGGTTGAATTTTACAACCTCAATACGACAATGGTAAAAACTTTCCTCGCCTTGCGGCACAATGAAATTTTCCGGGGTAACGTCCAACAATCCGACGTCCTTTGTTTTACCCTCTGTTTCTGCTTTCACTCGCATAATCATAAAATTTATTTGTTATTACTTCAATTTTCTTGGATAATGGTATTTGGCTGCCAAATTCCAAAACGTTTGTATTCTCACGTTCAAACCTACGTACAAAATTAGCGAAATTCAATTTAATGCGCAATTCATCCTCGGTAATTAGCTGTTTTTCGTACAATTCTAATACTTCCGGACGTGTCAAATGTCGGTACGGCTCCAATTCTGCCAACACTAACATACGTTGCATTTGTATTGGGTCGTGTCTGTACTCCGTTTCGATAATCTGATTTTGTAGCGCATCCAATTCCCCCTCGCTTGCTCCGCTTTCTTTCGCCATCTTATAACGTTCTCGCAATTGGGTTGCATCAGACAAATAAAACTCGGTGCCATAATTGATTTTTGCCGAAATAAACATTGTTCCATAACGCAAACGGCAAACGGTTTCGTCAACGAACTTTTGCGCCGTCTCAAAGCCTTTTTTTACTCGGTTTAATACCGTGCTTTGGCTTTCAAAATTGGCTTTAATTTGCTGTTCATTTAATGCTTCACGGGTTGTTATTTCCTCGTTGGTACCAACAACCGCCGTAATTATGTTTGTACGCAACCGTTCTTCCTCGCTAACGTTATAATCCAAACTATTACGGTCAACGGTCAACATCTGAACCGGGTTGCGCAAATCCGGCTGTTTGTCGCCGTCCGGTACCGGAATTTCAATGAATGAACCAACCCCGACAATTCGTTTATCTCCGCATTTCGGGCAACGCATCAATAAACCCGCTTGGTCTAATTTATAATAGCCTTGTTTATCTTTCAAAAACCCGCCGTCGCAATAATCGCCGTTTTCGCCGTTCGTAAAATCGCAACTTTGTTCATATCCGGAATAAATCGGGTACGACCCGTACATATCCAAATTTTTCTTTGATAAATGATAAAAAAGGAACCAATCTAAACTTTCCAACTCGGTTGTTAACGGGGACGCCTTAACGTCCGGTTCTCTCAAACTCAATGGTTCGTTCCAAAAAAAACGTGCTGGGCAATATCCCAAATCGTGCGGGCTATCAATCAGCAATTCGCCAATATTGCCTTTTTCCTCGGTAAATACCCGGTATCGTTCATCGTCAATTACGGCAATACGGTTGTCGTCCTGCCGGAATATTATCCAACGCATAACGCCCGTTGTTTTGTCTGCCTTGTATGAAATAACGTGTTCTATTGGCAACCAATAAAAGTACGGTTGCGGGTAATTATCGCCGGGGGATTGCTCTTTTGGCAAATCAACAATTAATACGCTGTTAATTTCGGTTTTGAAATATTCCCATCCCTTTGTGCTCCAAATTTCGGGTTCTTCCAATACGTGTTGTCTGTAATACTCCCAATCGTCCCTTTGTTCGCTGTTCATAAACTGATAATTGAACGCCGGGTTACGACCGTCAAAAATGCGGCTCAACTTATCAAAACAAACGCCCGTTACCTCGTTTGTCTTGACGGGGTAACGGAACAATGTTTTGAAAACTTTGAATTTGTCTGCGGGTATAAGGTTTGAAACATAAGCCAAAAAATCGGTCACGGGTTGCGTAATGTATGGCGTCAACGCCTTTTCCGCATGAAATCGTATGCGGTTTTGGTGGTAAATCGCCCTACTTATCGCCGCTTTGTTCCGTGGCTCCGTTATCTGCTTTTTTATTTCTCTTATATCTAAGCCCATTTTCTTTGTCAAATTCAAATTTACTATTTTCCGGTAACTGCCAACCGCCGTTGTTTCGCATCCTCAACAATCTTTCGGCGTGCGTTACATCAAATTCACGTGTTGTTTTCAGTGTTGTACACTCCAACAAAACTTTCGTCGTTTTATCATTCGGCATTTCTCAAATCTGTTAATGGGTTGAAATCCTCCGGGGCTACAATTACCAAATCATCCGACCAATTGGGCAAAAACGACCATTGTACGTTGTTGCTGTCCGGTGCTTCCAATCCTCCCAATGTTTTATCAGAAAAGAACAAAGAACGAATTGGAATAGGATAATACGTTGTTACTGTTTTTTCGTCCTGCAATGCGCCGATATTTCCGTTTTCGTCAAACAGATAAACGCCCAAATTTTGGGAATCGCTTTCGCACTGCAATTGCTTCAATGCTTTAATAATCTTTTGCGGAACTCTACGCAATACCGCCGTAAATGGGGTTGGCTCACGTCCTATTACTTCCTCAATACCTCCCAACGTTTCATTTCCGCCGCCAAATGTACGTGCCGCCCCTGCTTCTGCTGTTGGGGCTTGAATGTATGGGGAAATAACAATCTTTGTATCATCGTCAGCCGACAACAACGGCGTCCACGACGCTTTTTTTTCAATACCCTCCGTCGTGGTAAATGAATTTTTTCCTCCGGTGCTTTTATACAATCTCTGAAACGCTACTTTCTGAATCTGTCCGAAACTCTCGACACACGTAAAGTTTGGAATGTTTGGCAACGCTGCTGCTGCCGGGCATTTACAAATAGCCATAATCTTAATTTTTTAACGTTAAAACTTTTGTTATTATCTCCGGGGGCTACCCCTTTGCCCCATTACTTATTGCAAAGTTATAATATTTTCGGCTAAATCCTTGCATATATGAAATAAAATGCTAATTACGACGTTTAATGCCCCTTGTTGCTTGGCTGTATGGTCTTGTATCGCCGTCCGCCAATTCCTTTTCATATATTCCGGTCAAACCGTCCTCCGGGTCGTCATGCTCATTTGCTGGGAAATCACGCAAAAACCCGGTTACGTGTTCATGTATCTTTGGAAAACGTTCCTCCCATCCTAACGGCATTATGATTTGGGCGTTGACGCTTGCCGAATTTGTTATAATGCGGCTTTCCTTGTTGGCACCTTGGTAAAATGGTTCGGAAATCGCTTTTATCTTTTTACGTATCAACTTTTCAAACCCGGCACCGCCGTTGTTACTTTCAATCCATGCTTTTTGCGTTCCACAACGGTTTATCATTTCCGGGACGGTAACGGCTGTTACTTCTGTATTTTCCTGCGTAAATACCATGTCAGTAATTAGCGCATACAAAATCGGTTCAAACCGTTTCTTTTGTTCGTTCCATGCCTCATTACCGGATTTGTAAACGTCATAACATGCCGAAAATGTAAAGTCGTCGCCCTCGTCTGCAACGTCTGTGTAATTGCCACTACGTACATACGTCCCCCATTCGGATTTGTCAACGTATGTTCGGAACGGGTTCCGGTACAATTTACCCTCTGCGTTTCCGGGGTTGCCTTGATACAAACATTGAAATTGTACGGGGTCTAACGCTCTTTGTCCCTCCAATTTTGCCCGGCTGTGTCGTCTATCCCATAACGCCGCCCCCGGTTCCCGTGGGTCAATCTCTGTTGGCTCCCCGGTTTTCAATCCCTCAAAGTTAATGCGTACCCATGCGCCCGCCGGAATGTTCTTTACATCGTCCCAACTTTTAATCTCAATTACGGTTTCCCCGCTTTTTTCAATACGTCCAATCAAATCATCATCATGCCAACGGGTAAACACAATTAATTCTTGGGAATCATTATGCAAACGGGTACGTACAACGGTCGTGTACCATTTCCACGCCGCATTACGTACAATCGGGCTGTTGCCCTCGGCATAATCTTTGTAAACGTCGTCCAAAATAGATACATCAACCGTTTTTGACGTCAAAGAACCGCCACGACCGACAACACGCAACAAACCCTTACGCCCAACCATTTCTATGACGTCAGAATTTCGTAAATACGTATTAGCCATTGTTACGACGTTGGAACCGTTCAAATACGTTTCCGGGAACAATTCCCGGTAACTTGGCGTATCAATTATTCTTTGAACATCACGGTTAAAATCTCTCGCAATCGTTGCAGCATACGAACCAATACAAATTTTTGTGTCCGGGTTCAATCCCAACATAAAAGCGGGTAATTTTCGGCTTGAACCCTCCGATTTTCCGTGCTGGGGCGGCATTTGCACAATCATTTTTTTTATTTCCCCGTGGGCGAACTTATCCAACAACGTATAATAAACGACGTGAAACGGCTCCAATACCAAATCCGGTTGCATATACCGGGCAAAGTTTATCAGCCTATTGCGTGACGCCGCTTTTACTAATTCCCCGGGATTGTTTTTTAGTGCGGCGTACATTTTAAGTAATTGTTCTTTATCCATTTTGTTTAATTCTTAAAAATATACCATATATTTTTGTCTTACCCCCGTATTTTTTCTGACTTAAAAACCGGAAATCTTAAAAAACGACCAATTTAATGTTTCATTTTCCATTTGTCGCACGCTTTTTCCGAACGTATTATACTGCGATTTTCGACAAACGGGCATTTTAAACAAATTGGGTTCCCGTCCATATCCAAATTTGAATGTTCATAATAGAATTTACCCCAACCACATTCGCCGCACGTGTGTACGGGTTTCGGTTCGTCTTTTTTCTTGATATTATTCTTTGTTGTTCGTGCCATCGTCAATTACTCCTTTCTCTGCTAATTGTTTTTTATATTCTGCTGTTTGTAGTTTATCAGCAACCGCAAACAATAAATCCTCCGGGATTGCTGATACATCGTATTGCGGTGCATCGCCGTTTATGCTTTTTTCTATTCCCGGAATCTCAACTTTTATTGGCGCATCAAATCCCAACATCTTTGCCCGGCGTTGCTGCACATTCAAAAGCAAATCCAAAAACCGGGGGTTCCCGGCGGACGTTTCCGTTGTGGTTTCCTCATACCCGTAATATTCCGGGTTGTCGCCATCCTCCAAAACTTTACGGGGCTTTGCGTTCTGTCTGTTTTTCTCTCTCGTTTTCCCGGTCTTTGAACGTTCCCACGCCTCCCACAATTCAACCTCCATTTTATCCAACTTTCGCAATTCCTGCGTAACGTAATCGTCTATATTTTCCATGCGCTCACGCTTCCACTCTATTAGCAATTGTTGCATATCCCAATATACCATTTGTTTTGTTATGGTATAACCGACGCCACGCCGGGCGTTTTCCTCATTCAGTCTTTCCGAAATCTCCCTATACGTGTAACCACGTAAAAACAGATTTGAACAAAAAGCCAAATCAACCTCCCTTTGGTCTTTTGTTCGTTTGCACATTTTCGGGCGTCCGCCCCTTTGTCTTTTACTCGCTTCCATTTTTTAAACCTTTTTATAACAGCAAAACCATTTACTTTGCTTTCCTCTCAAACGTCGCTTTCCCTTTGCTTGTTATTTTCGGGGAATTTTTGTTTTAAGCGGGTTTTGTTTGTTACTTGATACTTTTATTGTCTTTTGTATTTTCGTCGCCCTACGTGGCTAATTTTGGCTTTCTTTCATTCCGGTACCTAAACGGCAAAGCCCCGGTTATAATTCCGGGGCGTTTATTATGCCTTTTCTACATTATTTCTATACCATGAAAAGGTTTTAAAGCATATTTTTGACGGGGTGCCGTCTTTCTTTTCCTTTCGTATGGTATATTCAAACTTTCCGTCATTGTCAACTCTTATTTCTTCAATTGTGCCAATATTTTCACCTTGTTTCACTCTATCCCCAATTTTAAACGGACAATTTTCTTTTATGTAGCTTTCATCCGCTTTGGCTTTTTCCTTTTCGTTGTACTCCAAAGCCTTTTGTCTTATATGGTTCAATTCTTGAACTCTCTTTACGTATGTTTCTTTATCCATGACTTTATTATTTTTCTGTTGGTAAATCTACGGTTAACAATACGGGTTGCAATGGTTGGTTAAACGTCAGCATTGACAAATGTATTGTTCCGGTTTCTTTTACTCTCTCCAATTCTTCCGGGGATAACTGCCATTTGGTAATTATAAACCCCTGCGGGTCATTGGGGATTTTCATTGCAGGTAACGGCATGTATTCCGGTTGGTCTTTTGCAAATACTACATTCACGCCGGGAAATTCAACGGGTTTCATTGCCTTGCTCCTTTCTTGGTTTCTTTCTAAACTTACGTTTCTTTTCCGGTATCTCAATACGGTGTATCTCAACACGTGCGCCAAAAGCCTTTGCCAACTTTCCGGCAACTTCTTTTACTTCTTCCGGTATATCATTTTGAGGCTTTCCCGACGCATCGGCGTTTATCTGTTTTAGCAATCCGGCGATTGCTGTTTTTTCCTCTTTGTCCGTTGTCGTCTTGAAACGCTGAATCAGATTTGCAATTGGTTGCGTTCTCATAAAGTCAGCACATTTAAAACGGTCTTTGCAAATATTGCAATCATCCGGGTAATTGTGTTTTGCATCCTGCGAACTCTTTTCGTCTGCCTTTCTGAATTCGTGCCATTCGTCACGGCGGGCGATTGCGTCCGAAAATACCGCCATTGCATCAATACAAACTTGTGCCAAAATAAAATCCGGGGTATCTCTCATTTCCTTTTCTAAACCGTGCTTATTAATAAGTTCGGTTAGTTCTTGTTTAAAATCTTTTTTCATACGCTTAAACTTCTATATGTTCAATTTGTGGTAACTTCTTTATGTATTCCAACATCGCCGTTTTGCTTTCCTCGGTTTCGTCGGTTCTGTTTATTACCAACTGAATAACTTCCAAAAGATAATCGCTATCAATACACGCATTATCAACGTCGGTAATATTATACAATGGTTCCGTTATTTCCTTGACGGCTTTAAATGCTTCTTTTGTCAACTTTGCGGCTTTTTTGAATCTCATTTTTTCGCCCTTTTCAAAGCATTTGCCTAAATGGTTTAATTTATCATCAGCGTAAAAAACGCATGTATGTGCCATGTCCGCCAAAAGATACGCCGTATTTGTAAGGAACAACGCTTTTTTTCTTAATTCTTCTTTTTCTTCGTTTGTCATAGTCTTTTGTTAAAACGGTTCTCAAATTGTTTGTATTCCTCGCCGGTTTCCTGCTGCATATTACCGCAAACCGGGCTTTCCGGTTTGTTGTGTGGGTGTTTGCGCATAAATTCCGGGTTTTTCTCACGTCCTGCAATTTTAGTATATGCCATTTCCTGCAATTCCTTTTGGCTATACCCTAATAATGCCGCAATATGGAATAAAACAACGTTTACGTCCGCCAATTCGTCGATAATATCATGCGTTCCGGGATTAATTTCGTTTATTTCTCTTTGCGTTTTTTCCCTGCTTAAATATCTTTCAAACGCTTCAAACAATTCGTTGTATTCCTCGGCTAATTTTCCCAATCTTTTTTCTATATTCTTGCCGAAAAGTTTATTCATCTTTTCAAACAATCTCTTTTCGTCAAAGGTCAATCCGGCGGTATTGGCGTCTTTTTCTTCAAAATTAGCCATAAACGTTTGCATATCCATTTTGCCAAATTTTCCGTCCGGTGTCAATACAATAAAATTTCCCTCCGGTACGTCCAACATTACGCCGTTTTCGGTCGGGAATGAATAAACCGCCAAACCTCCGGGCGTTCTCAGAATCTGCATTATTCCGCCTCCGGTAAAAATCTGCAATTTTTCCCAATTATCACGCTTAACGGGTAATGCACGAACTTCTAACAATCGGCGGCAATAAATATCCCCGGCGGTTTCGTCCGGCATACCTAAATTTGTGCGCAACTCATTTGGCAAATTTCCCGCCCCTTTTTCGTATTCAACAAAGAATATTGCACCACGCAAAAGGTTTTGTTCTTTAATCGTCCTTACGTCTTTTATTCTTTTTCCGTATCTGCCTTGAACTGCATATATTGCGGCTTCAATTATTCTTTCCTCTTTGTCCGGGGCGTACATTTTAAGTTCAAAGTAATTTTCTTTCTCTGTAACTTCCGGTTCTGTTCCCGTTACATCTTCAATCATCAAAAACGTTTCCGCATCAAACGGAATAAAACTTCTTTTTTCCATATCCAATTAATAAACGGTTAATAATAAAACAATCAGTCCTCCGGAAATTGTGGCGTACAAATCTTTTTTATCAAATACGCCTCCGTGTTTTTTGTTGTAAACCTCACGCAATACCCCGGTTAAAATTACTGCTATCAATGCGATAATACGTGCAATCATTCCCGGAATCCCGATAAATGAAACCAAACGCAAAACCAACATTACAACAATCATTCCCGCTATAATATGCAATAATTTATCGTGCGGGATTGATACTATTAATTGAAATATCTTTTTCATCGCTTTTTTTCTGTTATGTTATACAATTTTCTGAAATATATTACTTTGTTATCGCTCCGGCTTGTTCTGTAACATTTAAGCCCAACCGCCGGACAATCGTCTTTATGGATAACGCAACATGCGCATCTACTCAAACATACAAATTTGCCAACCTTTTCAATCAGTTTATCAGACGGTTTAACCCATCTTTCCGCAATTATTACCATACCCCGGTAAACTGCACGTTCGCCGGGGTTATATTCACGCCCGGGTTCAAACGGATATGGTTTCTTTATTCTCATTTTCTATCGAACTAACCAACAAATCCAAATTTTCCTCTGTTCCGGAAATTGAAATTCTTGCTTTCCCTGCTCCCATTACCGCCAATTCCGTAATTGTGCAATCATATTTGCCTGCGGATTTTTGAAACTTTGCCGCCTCATTTAATGGCAATATTTTTGTTATCTCTTTCATCGCTCACGTTTTTAGTATTTTACATTACAAAGTTAATAATTTCTTTTAGTTTTTATCCATATCAGCCGGAAACCAACGGAAAAACAAAGCAATTTAATTTCAATATCTAAATAAACGTCATGTCCTTTTACGCCCTCAACCATAACTCCGGGCGTCAAATAAAATTGCTTATACTTCCACAAACTTTGCAGATACAAATAAAACCCGATACGTCCAATATGGAATCCGATTGTTTTCATTTCTCTATCTGTTTTTTTATCTGTTCCCAACTCTTTTTGTCAATTACCATTTTCCGGGGGTATTGTATTATTTCGCCCTTGGTATATACGAGATTATAGATACCCAATTGCCCCTTAATTGGCATTTCAACAACACGTCTTGGGTTGCGCATCATCCATCCGAAACCCTTTGTTATTTTTGCCCTCTTTTCCTTTGGAATCCGGGTGTTTTCCCAATCCTCCGGCGTAAACTCTTTTATCGGCTTCACGTCGTACAACTCAACCAATCCCAAAGTAACGCCGCTTTCCATTCCGGGATAAACCAGTTTTGCCGACGAACAAATAAGAACGTCGCCATGGTATGACGTTTTTTTGCTTCTAACTTCAATTGATTTTCGCCCGTAAACAACGCCGTTTTCGTCTTTGTATGCCGCCGTTACCAAATCATTTGCGTATGGCTGTTTGACGGTCAACGCACGCCAACGGTCGTGTTTTTCGGGGTCATATTCTTTGCTATTAAACTGCATAACTTTATTTTTTATCTTTCCCGGCGGGTTCCTTGTAATGGGCAAAACCAATTGGTCGTATCGGTTCCGGCTCCGGAACGGCTGCGTCCTCCTTATTGTATTCAAAAGAAACAATAACCGTTCGCCCCTTTGTCCGTGTCCCAATCAGCCGGGAACCCTCCGGGATTTGAATTTTAATTTCGTTCCTCATTCTCAAAATGGCAAATCATCTTTGTCTTGGTCGGGAATTGGCGGCGGCGGTGTTGGTGCGCCTCCCTGCTGCGTTGTTTGTCCGTCTTTCTTTGGCGACAACATCTCCATATTAAACCCGTAAACTTCTGTAATGTATCTTTTGACGCCGTTGTTGTCCTCATAACTGCGGGTTCTTATTTTCCCCTCAATATAAAGTTTATCGCCCTTTTTTACATACTCTTTTGCAACCTTTGCCAATCCATTTTGCAAAACAATATTGTGCCATTCGGTGCGCTCCGGTACTTCTGTACCATTTGCCGTTTTAAATGCTCTGTCAGTTGTCGCCAACGTGAATTGCGCAACCGAACCGCCGTTGTCGAAATCTTTATACTCCGGGTCTTTTCCGACGTTACCCATTAAAATAACTTTGTTTACACTCATAGAAATATAGCTTTAAAAATCCGACTTCCAATACTCCATAACGTCCAAATGTATGACGCAACCGTTAACGCCACGAACGTATAAAATACAATTTTATATCCGGTTTGTTTTTTGATTTTCATCTACTTAAATTTTACGCCATCCAACAAATATTCTTTTTTCATATCCGACCATCCGGCGGCATGATTTATCGCTTTCCGGTCGTCGTCGTAAACAAATCCAACTATCCAACCGCCGACGTTTGATTGTTTTATTAGTCTTACCAATTTACCGACGAAAAAAGAACGGTATCGGTAATATGCTGAATTTTCACTAACAAACAAAACCCGTCTTTCTGCATTTATTTCGGGCGGATTTTCGATTTGCGGGCGTTTCTCCCTTTCCGGGTACCTTTGTACCCTTTTAAAATCATTTTGGATTGAACGGCGGGAAATTGCCCCGTAATCGGGTGTTCTTTTTTTCGTCCTCATATTTTCAAACTTCTGTATTCGTTTTTAAGCAATTCAATAATCCGGACGTTGCCCGGATATATACGCATTTTCGTTTTATCCCCATTCTCCCAACATGAATGATGTTCAAAACATAGTATATTTATATTTCTTACATCATGGGATAATTCAGGGTATGCAGCTTTTGTTATTATATGGCTTATATGTATAGCCGAATATGTTTTTAAAGGCTTCATACATTCCTCACAATAATGAGGATATATATTCCAACAATACTTGTAAAATTTATCGTTTTCGGTTGGGGAATGACCTTTGCCAAATAAATAGTATTGAATTTCTAAACGAACAAGGAAAGGCACATAAAAACGTCTATCTATTAAAGGCTCATAACCTTTCATTTTAGCATATATATAACATTCTAAATCAATAATTTTTATTTTATCTTCCATATATACCCTCCTGCTGTTTTACGTTTCTTATTAGCCGCTAAAGCTATTCCACGTTTATTTATACCAGTAATATTAGATGCAATATTAATACTTTCAAATTCATCAATTAATTTATTATTCATTGAAAAACGTATAACTGCCTTACTTTTCCCATTCAATATCCCAATTTTACCATATCTACAACTTAAAAAACCTTTTTTGGCTGCCTGTCTTTTTCTATATAACGTAATTGGGTTGTTGTTATTTTCCAAATGCGTTGCCCAACGTAAATTATCAACATGATTGTTTAATCTATTGCCGTCTATATGGTCAACGCATGGTTTGTTGTTCGGGTTCGGAATGAAAGCCGCAGCAACTAATCTATGAATAGAAAACGTTTTTCTCTTATTACAATTACTAAGATAAACTGTTTTATATTCTTTTTTACTATTTCGCCAACATGATTTTAATATCTTATTATATAAGATGCTTTTTACATTACCATAATTACTAACTTGATACAACCCCACATATCCGGGTACATCTTTCCAAATTTCCATTATACAACCATTTAAGTAAGCAACCAAAAGAGAAACGGGGAAAAGTGGCTGCATCTTTTTTCATCCGGTAGCTACTCCGAACTATCCCCGTTTATGCTGCAAATATAGCGAATTTATTGGTATTCGTACTGGTCTGTCAACAAATACGGTTCCATACTCTTACATTTCCGCCGTTTCGTCGTTCGGTTCCGGGTCGTCCGCCGGGTCTGCCATTTCCGGGAACATATCATTTTCATTTTCGTTGTCTGCATCATTTACATAAACTAACGGGTTGGGTTCCCCATCAGCCCCGAACAAATCCATTTGCGCCTTTTTGCCCTCAAACAGAAATTCGTAAACCTCGTTTTCAATATCGCAAACAATGTTTTCCAACTCTTCCTCAAAACCGAACGTTTCAACGTTATATTTCATTCGTGGGGTATTGATTGCTGTTTTCTGATTGTTTGATATGGTAAACAATCCGGTTAAAACGACGCCTACGTTATCATCTTGCCCGGACAAAGAAACGCCCCTAACCTCTACATTGTCCAAACATTCTTCCGCAAATGCGGCTGCAATATCTGTTTGTTTCTTTGTTGCTTTAAACTCCGGCGTTGCCATCATGGTTTTAAATGACGTTATGTTGAATACACGTCCCATAATCGGGCGCAAATCATTAAACAAATGACGCAAATCCGGGTGTATGTCTTTTGCACTCAATACATGGTATTTGTTCGTGTAACTCTCATTTCCGACAACTTCCGTTACTTCATAATGTACGTCTAACCCGCCATCTTTCAATAACTTTACTTTCGATAATGAAAACTTTTCCTTTGTAGGAATCGGCATAACATTTTGTTTTTTTTCGCTCATAATTTTTAATCTTTATTGTTTCCCGGTTTCTCCGGGTCGGTTTCTTCTTGGAAATACTCGCACGGTTCATCATCAGCACAACGACCGGA